AAAGTCCATTTGCAACCGACAAACGAACTGAAGAAAACCGCCGTCAATACATCAAACGTGATGAGGGCGGTTTTGTTCGTTGACCGGCGACACAGCACACCGAACCTCGACTGGATGAACCTGTTCAAAACAGCGCAGGAGATTCCGGGGGACATCAAGGTCATTGTGCGAGGAATTGAGTATACCGTGTTCACAGTGGATGAACTGATGGACGATACCGATTGTTTCCACCATTATGAAATATCACTCGAATAAGGTGATGTTATGCCTATCAGAATCCAGATTGACCAAAACAAGGTAGGACTGAAAGTGCAGGGAGCATGGAAAGAAAGCCTGCTCCCGTTATCTTCACAGATCCTTCAGGACTGCAACCAATACGTAAAACATGATTCCGGCACACTTGAACTGGATTCCGTTGCGCAATCTGCCGGAACCTTGAAAGACGGAAAACTTGTTTGGGATCAGGTTTACGCGAAGCGGCAGTATTGGGAAATCAAAACATCCCTTACACCCGGCAGAACGTGGAAATGGTGCGAAACAGCAAAACGTAAACACAAGGCAGACTGGCAAAAACTGGCTGAAAGACTGTTGAGGAGCAAGCTATGAGTGAATCCATTTTGAATCAGGCGATTGAATCAGTCATGGACCTGATTGATGCGCTTTCCTTATTCGCACCGATCACTCGTGGTGCGCTATCAGCAGGAGACAGCCTGTCTTGCGAGATCGGGCCGACCGGCCCTTCCTATATCTGGTTGGATAAAAACCAGGTAATCCCGGTTGACTTGACGATCAACGGGAAACACAGCAACCTTCAGACCTTGTCTGATGCGCTGAACACGATCCACGAAAGCCTGACGATGATGTTTGATTACCCAACCGGAGACAAGTGGCAGATAACCGATATCGCTACATTGACAGAACCGCAGGTAATCGGCCGCGAGCAGGACAACCGCTGGATGATGGCTTCCGCGCTTCTTATCAAGGTCGCAACCCGTACCCCGGAACCTGCTCCCGCGCCGGAGCCGGATCCAGAGCCGACACCGGAGCCGGACCCGGATCTCGAACAGGAGCAGGCCGGAGAATAAAACGAAAGGATGAAAACGTATGTCTGAATTTAATCCTGTATGGAAAGATTCGAAGATTGAGATCGGCATTTCTGCCACCACGGCCGACCCGCCCGTATGGACGTATGCGACGCTGTGCAAGGGTATCAAGGGAATGCAGATCAATATCAACGAAAACGTTGTCACCGAGCAGTACCTCTGCGGTGAAGGCTTTGCGCACAACGAAGTTACCGGCATGGCTCCGCAGGTGCAGATCACCGGTGACCGCGTCGAAGGCGATGCCGCTCAGGACTTCATCGCCGGCCTGCAGTTCAAGCTCGGCCCGGATCGCGTGTCCAGCGTCAAGATCACCAACGGCAGTGATATTATCACCTGCGATTGCGTGATCAGCGACGTTGTTACCTTCGGTGGAAACTCCGCTGACCTGAAGCCGTTCAACTGCAACATCAGGTTTAACGGCAAGCCCACGGTTACCACGGCCGCTTGACGGCAACGGGGAGAGATTTCGATCTCTCCCCGATTCTCTTAATTATTCTCTTAATTATTCACTTAAAATGGAGGGTCAAAAATTGTTTAAGAAAGAAATCAATCCGTATTCGGTTTCAGATAAAGCCACGTTTCGCAACGTGGATAAAACGCTTACCCTGTATGTCCGCTCCGATGCCGCTTCGCTGGTTGTCGGGCTGAAGCAGGCACAGGACCATCTTAAAGAGCTCACCGATCATTCCGACGAATGCCAGCGGGTGAACGCTGCGCGGTTTTTTGCGCGGTCGATCTTCGGCGAGGAACAGGGGGATCAGCTTGTCGACTTCTACGGCGAGCCGCTTGCGGTGATCACCGCGCTCGGGATGTATTTTGATAAGCAACTCAAACAAAAAATCACAAAGGCGCAGAAAAAATGAAGCTGCAGGACAGGCTCCCGCAAGGTGTCGAGGTTGACGGGAAGTTCTACAAAATGGACTTTGACTTCCGAAACGTCTTTCGGATGATCGAAATACTCGACCGCGACGATATGCTGCCGGAAGCGAAAGCATACAAGGCCCTTTGCTGCCTTTGTAAGCGGCCTAAAAACGCGGAGAAGGTGCTCGGAGCAGTAAAAGCCTTACTGTTCAAAGCACCGCGTAAAAAGGGCGGCCAGCGCGTGACAGACTTCATTCAGGATTCCGGCCTGATCCGCGCTGCGTTCCGGCAGGCATACGGGATCGACCTTTACCGCGATCGGCTGCATTGGATCGAGTTTACAGAGCTGATGAACGCGCTGCCGGAAGGTTCTCGTTACGCGGAAGTGGTCGGGATTCGTGCACGGCCGATGCCGGAGCCGACGAAGTGGAACAAGAAGGAGCGCGAATGGCTAATGCAGGCGAAAGCCGATGTTGCGCTCGAGCTTTCCGAAGACGAGATCGCGGAAGAATACAAGCGCGGGGTTGCGAACCTCGCTGCGCTGTTAAAGAGCATGGCAAAAGGAAGTGAAAACAATGGCTGACGGACAGGTTGTATTTGAGATTACTGCTGACGGAAAACACGCGATTGCGAGCGTCAAAGATATTACGAAAGCCATTGAAGCCGAGGGCAAGAAGTGGGATAAAGCCGCCAAACAAGGAACCAACGGAATAGAATCTGCCTTCATGGATATGGTCAAGAAAGTAACGGCTGGTTTAACAGCCGCGAAAATCGGCCAGACGCTTCTTAATTGGGGAAATGCTGCGCTTGAAACAGCTTCCGATCTGGCTGAAGTGCAAAACGTTGTCGATACGGTATTCGGCGACGGAGCCAGGCAGATTGAAGCCTGGTCAAAGAAAGCCGGTCAGCAGTTCGGCCTTACCGAATTGCAGGCAAAGAAGTTTACGTCCACGCTCGGCGCGATGATGAAGTCAAGCGGGCTGGCCAGCAATGAGATCGTTACTATGTCAACTGATCTCGCCGGGCTCGCTGCTGACATGGCATCCTTCTATAATCTGGACTTCGAAACCGCGTTTGAAAAGATCCGCTCCGGGATCAGCGGAGAAACAATGCCGCTGAAGCAGCTCGGCATCAATATGTCCGTTGCAAACCTGGAAGCGTTCGCGCTCGCACAGGGCCTTGAAAAAACATTCTCCGAAATGAGCCAGGGCGAGCAGACTATGCTCCGGTATCAGTATTTGATGCAGGCCACCAGCGACGCGCAGGGTGACTTCGCAAAGACCGCTGACGGCTTCGCAAACGCGCAGCGGCGCATCCAGACCGCACTTGATTCCATTTCCGCGGTCGCCGGAACCTTTATCCTGAATACCATTGAGCCGCTTATTTCCGGTGTCGCAACCTTCCTTGAAGAAATCACAAAAACACCGGAGCGCACGGTTCTTGATGATTTTAACGATATTGAAGTCGACACAGCCGGGAAAATGGGCGAGCTTCAAAAAACCGCCAGCGAAGCACAGGCGATCCTTGACATCCTTAAACGAATTGAGCAAGAAACGGTCACGCTGAACAACGGCACGACTATTTCCCTTGCTGATCTGTTCGCTGATATTGGTGAAATAGAATCCAGCGGCGGCGATATTCGAGCCTATATCGAAAGCCTCGGACTTGACGTTGAACAGATTGTACTTGAATACAATAAATGGCGGGAAGCCGGCAGACAGCTAACGAGCCTGATTCCTTCCATGACAAGCGTTATCAATACAGAAACCGGTGCTATTGAAGGCGGCACAACAGCCGTTCAGGAGAACTATAAAGAATGGCTTGCCACACAGGAAAAGAAACTTGCGTGGGCTGCATACTATGCGAAGGCACAGGCTCTCGAGGAAGCGAGAGCCGAGCAGTACAAATACCAGTTTACTGCTGAAGCAAAGAACCAGCTTCGGAAGAACTTCGAAGCCGAACATCAGGAACTGGCTCGGCTTTACGAAGAAAAGGGCGGTCTGATCTTCCGTGATTACGCCGATTGGGGTGTTTCCCGTGAAGAAGCGGAAGCGTATGCAAAGATTGTAAAAGAAAGCACTGAAGCGGAAGCAGAAGCAACCCGTCAAGCCGAAGCGTTTACACAGGCCGAAGAAGAACTGACCGCAGGAAAGCAAGCCCTGATCGACAAGTATGGCGAGGAAGAAAAAGCCGCTGAAGATGCTGCCGAAGCAACCGAAGAAGGTTTCGAGATTACCAAAGAAGGCGCGGAAGCAGCAGCGCAAGCGGTTAAGGCCCTAAATGATTATTATCAGGGTGTCCTTGATTCCACCCGGCAGGCGGTTAACTCGACGCTGAAAGGCTTTGAATCAATCAATA